GGTCCCTCGCGCAGCCCAGCGCCACCGCAACCATGATCAGGACAGCGAGCCAGTGACGCATCAGCCCATCTTCCTCATCAATAGGATGGGCTCACCCTTGATGGGCTGCGCTTTCTGCCACTCGGGGTGTTCTGCCAGCCACTCGTCGATCGCGGGCTTGACGCCGTGCTTCTCGGTCTGGACAGGCGGCGTTGCGTGCTTGTTGGCCTCGTACCCCTCGCGTTGGGCGTACCACAGGTCGCGGTCGCTCCACCGGCCGTCGTAGTCGTCACAGATGACGATGCCACCGGGCTTGACGAGCTTGCCGACATGTACCATCTCCTGTTGGACGGTGTGGTAGTTGTGGTCTCCGTCCAGGAGCAACACGTCGAACTGCATGCCCTGTTCGACCATCTTCGGCAACACCGCCAGCGAGTTGTCCTCGAGCAGGTAGGCGTTCTGGCTCGGGTGCCTGTCGATGTTGGCTAGCATCACCTGGACCTGTTCCTGGACCATGATGTCGACACCGATGGCGGTGAAGGAGGGTCGGGTCCGCGCCAGGAAGACGACCATCGGCAGGAAGGTCATGCCCCTGTCGACGCCGACCTCGAGCAGCGAGGGTGCCACGTCTCGCGGGACCTGTTGGTGCAGGTACTGCTTGATCAGCGGGATGTAGCCGTGGTACGCCATCAGGCCCTCTTGCCTCGGCGTTGGAGGAGGTTCAGAAAGCCTTGGACGTTGGGAGCCAACGACGTGCCTCCCACCTGTGACATGTCGAGCTTTCCCAGCGTCTCACCAGTCAGCTCGATGGGAGCCAGGGTCGAGATCGAGATCGTCCCGTCCTTACGGATGGTGATCGTCCCATCGATGTTCGCGATCGTCAGGTCGCCGTTGGGTTGTGCGGTGACTGACACCGTCGTTCCAGTGTTCATGTCTGAGACACTAGGGCTTGTACAGCCAGTTCTACACGGCGACGCAGTTCTTCGGGAAGCGCGCTGAGCAGCACGTACGCCTCAGCCCTGACGTTGCCGACAGGGACTCCCTCTGAGATCGAGTTGGTGTTGCGGACACCGACCCGCAGGACGAGCGGCGGGCGCGGGCTCGTGGACATGATCGGCTGGTACAGGTCAACTTGTTGGGCGTTTGCCACGGTTCTTCTCCAGTTCCTCCCGCTTTTCGGGAGGTGCTACTTTCATCAGCTCTTCGAGCTCAGCCTGCAGCGGCTTCGGGTCTCCGCCGATCGCCGCGTGAGCCATCACTCGTTCCAGGAACAGGGCAAACCTCTTGTCCCACTCCTTGGGGTCCAAGGCGCTCGGGTTGGGAGCGAGCTTGGGCACGGCGGCCTGTGCTTTGACAGGTCGGTCGCTGGTCAACGCATCAACGACAGAATCGAGACGCGGACGCGCGCGAGGCAGCCGTTCAGCCACGGTCAGCCCTTCAGGACCTGCTTGCCCTCGTTGAGGGCCTGGTTGGCCTGTGTGAGTTCCGCCTGACGTGCCGCGAGCTGCTTCTTCAGCGCGAAGGCGGACGGTGCATCAGGGTTCTCGGCGATTTTGGCTTCGAGCTGCGCGATCTCGGTGAGCAGCTGCTCTGTTCTGGCTGACATGTGACAATCCTACCCCATCCGGGGCCCTCTAAAACGGGGCCGCCAGACCAAGGTACCTATCAGCCAGAACACAAAGTGTCACACGGTGACCCTCAGGGGGCCGCCCAAGCCTTCTGGACGATGCCTCCGACGATGTCCACCATTACCTTGTGCCCGTCGTCGAACAGCTGCCCCTGTTTGGGGACGCCGTCGCACTTGTTGATGTAGAGACGGAAACCCGCTGACTTGGCCATGATGTAGGCCTGAGCCAGCACCTTTCCGTTTGCTTCTTTGGCAACCTGCATTGCAAGCGCACGCCCTTCGAGCCGGCTGCCGTTGGTGCGCCGTCGCTCGGTCCTAGTATCACTCATGTTGTCCTCCACGCGAGCTCTCTTGAGCCCTGCGTTGGGTGGTGGAGGCGCCGGGAATCGAACCCGGGTCCGCAACAGCTAACCGTTCGCTTCTACATGCTTGTCTCTTCTGCTTGATCGTCCTCAGAGCGGGACTAGTGACGCGAAGATTTGCGACCTGGTCACCAGGTCGGCACTACGTTTTACGCCCAGCGCTTCGGCGTTTTTGCAGCTGGATCGGCCAGTTGCCCCAATCACACTTTCTGTTGCAAGGCTGTGTGATGCCCCTGAGACTCAGGCCGCGATGCGGACTTCGTCGTCAGCGATGCCGTTGTCGTTGGCGTCTGTACGTCACTAGAGTTGATGAACCGGACTCTCGTGCGCCGGTGCATGCAGCGTTGGGTCCCACGATCACGTCGAAACCTTTACGCCCCCAAATCACTTGGGTGTGCTTGCTGCTAGGTTGTCAAGGAACGCGGGACAGAGGCTCATCTAGCCACCAGCATGAAGCTCGGTGTGAGGAGCTTGTCCCGTAGACCATATCTACCCCACCCGAGCGAGGAGTTTCACCGACGGTGTCCGTGGTACTTTCCACCACGAGGCATCGTGGGCGGCGGGGGCCGCTTCCTGGGGTAGCTGTCGGGCAGGACCTCGTCGTCCTCGGCGGAGAGGATGATGGGCCCGTCCTCCTGCTTCTCGTCAGCGAGCGTACGAGCTTCTTGCTTGACCTTCTCGTTCTGGCTCTTGAGCTCGTCGACCTTGCGGCGCTGGCCTTCAAGCCACGAGTCGAGCGGCTCCACCATCTTGTTGCTCAAGCTGGCAACCAGGATCGCCTTGACTCGCCCGTACAGCTGCTTCAGCTGCTCGTCGGTCGCTGCTCGTGGGTCTCCGTCTTCGAAGTGTTTGGCGTATTCGTGGTACGCCTCGTACCTCTCGTAGAGGATGTTGTAGAGCGCCAGGAGTTCCTTGGCGCTGATGTTCAGCTTCATGTTCATTCGTCTTGCTTCTTCTTGGCGGCTTCAGCGGCCGCAGCCTCGAGCCGTGCACGCTTCTCAGCCGCAAGCGCTGCGGGCAACCGGCGACGCCAGGTGGTTGCCTTCTCCTTGGACCGGACGTTGCGTGCAGTCCTCTTCGCTTGCAGGCGCCGGCGTTGTTCCGACGTCGTTGTGAGCTTCCTCATGTTCGTCTCCTCATAGCAGAAGGGCAGGCTTCGGCCTGCCCCAATCGTACACGGTACACCGAGACGGGTTCTGCTCAGAAGGCCGGGGAGAGAGCCGGGACGCCTTCGTTCTCGAAGTGGCGCTGGAGGGCGATGAACAGGGTGCGGGCCTCACGACCGTTGAGCCGCAGGTCCTCGCCGAAGCGGTAGCCGACGTCGCGGCCGGCGAGGTCGAAGAAGACCTGGGTCGCGCCCGTCTGCGGGTTGGTCGAGATGGCGATGTCGAGTTCGCCCCTGTCGCGGCGCCGGGTCTCGGTGCGGATCTTGCCGGTGCGGTCGACGCGGGTGACGATGTGAGCGTTCTTGTTGGTCTCTGCGGTCCTCTTCTTGCCCATGATCTGTGTCTCCAAGTCAGCGGCGGCCGTCTTGGACCGCCATCAGAGACTCAATCTAACACAGATGCGCAGAATGTGTACAACCGCCCCTTCTCAGTTCTTCTGCATCTCTTTGACAACGATCGTAAGGATCGCCTCGAGGGCCTTCAGGTCGTTGGAGGCGTGGTACGCCAGGCCCGAGCCCTTCTTCAGCATGTTCCTTGCTTTCATGTTCGACGTGCTGTCAGCGATCTGGTTAAGGACCTTGGGCATGTCGCCGAGGAGGTCCTCAGCCTGCAGGACGTTCTTGGCGAACGAGCGCATGTCAGGCTTCTGCTTGGGCGCCTTGAACGGATCGGGCTCGACAGCGAGCTCTTCACGGATCAGCTGGCGCAAGTCTCCGGCTCGGATCTTCATCCACGTGCGCTCTTCAGTGGGATGTTGCCCTTCATGCCCGTGGGCTTCTGCTTGGGCATCGGGCGGGTCTTCTCGACGTCAGCCGCGAGATCATCCTCGAGCTCATCATCGATGTCGTCGCCCGCCATGTCGATCCCGCCACGGGGCCGGTACAGCGCCTTGACGTCTTCGCCCGGATCGAAGTCATGGGGTTTGTCGGCAGCGATCATCGGACCACCCGGCTCAGCCATCCGTTCATCGGGCAGCGGCTTCTTCCCCCAGTGGCGGGCATCGCCCTCCGCTCCGGCGACTCCCAGCTTCATCTCCCTGATGATACGCCGCAGCGTTCCAACCCTGATCCGCATGTGGTAAGTACCCCGCTTCCTGTGCTCGTGAATTGTCTGGGGGCGTTCTAAGGGCCCTTAAACGGCGAAGGCCCGCTAGTCGCGGGCCCTCAAGCCTTGGTTCAGGTCACGAACATCAGATGATGTTCATGTCCATGCAGGTGACCGTTCCGTAGAAGTCGGAACGAACGACCTTCTTGCCGTACCGGGTCATCACACCCTTGCGGGGCGTGAAGTCTTCCGGAGCGAAGATCGTCGGCGTCACGATGAGGGGGACGTACGGGGAGTACACGTAGCCCGTCTCGAGGTAGCTGCCGCCCTTGTACCCGACGAGGATGCGGTTCCTCGGGAAGTACGGGTCCTTGTAGACCGTGAAGCGGTTGCTCAGGGTACCGATCGCCTCCGCGCCGATGGTGAAGGGCGAACCGACCTGGCCCTCACCGTCGATCGAGAACTTCGGCTTGTAGAGCACGGAGGCCTCGAGGATGGTGGCGACGTCCGGGCTCGTGACCAGGAAGTTCGCGCTGCCGCGGAGGGTCTTGCGGTGGATGGTGTTGGCGACGTCGATGATGGTCTCGACCAGGGTCTCGTACCACTCACGCACCGTACCGGTGAACTGCGGACCGATGCTCAGCGACGTGTTGAGCGTCACCGGCTGGCCGGTCAGCTTGTTGACGAACTTGCCCGGAGCGCGGCTCCAGTACATGTTCGCGCCGTTCGCCGACGTGACGAGGTCGTTGAGGATCTCGCGGTCGATCTCGAGAGCGATCTGCTCGCTCAGGATGCTCGTCAGCTCGACCTCAGCGTCCATCGAGTGGTACGCGTTGAGGTCCTGTGCGAGCTCCGGCGACCAGCGAGCACGCAGCTTGCGGGTCGTTGCGGTGATGGCGATCGACTCGATCTTGATGTCGATCTCCGGGATGGCCGGCGTCGGGTTGACGTTGAAGTCCGACTCGAAGGACGGAATCGTCAGCGTCGCGCCGTCGGTGCTGTCAACCGTGAGGCTGTCAGCGATGGCCATCGACATGAAGTTGCTGGCGTTCAGCGACGGAGCCGATCCACCCGGGGTCACCTTGATGACCAGCTGGATCTGCGTGCCGTTCAGCGGAGCCGGCGTGAAGACGCCACCGCTGAAGTTGCCGCGCTTGTTGAGGCGGCGGAGGTTGTAGACTCCGTTGCCGCTCTGGTAGTTCGGGCCCCAGACGACCGCGCCGTTGGTGCCGCCGCCGAAGCTGAATAGAGCGATCTGCTCAACCGCGAGGAAGTCGCCGTTCGGGATCGCGGCCTGGATGGCCGAGACGTCGAAGTGGACGAACTGGATGTACTCCAGACCCTGCTGGAGGTCAACCTCGAGCTGCGGGTCGAAGTTCAGGAACCGAGCGTTGGTGCCCGAGAAGTCCGTCGAGGACTGGACGAACCCGCCCACCTGGAATGCACCGTTGGCGCCGTTGAAGGCACCGACGTTGGCGTTCGAGCCGGAGACCGAGCCAGAGGCGTGCACCTTGGTGTAGCCCACGTTGACCAGGTCGTAGAAGCCGCCGGTCGCGAGCGATCCGGACTGGATTCCCTTGCCCGTCGGGTTGTTGTAGATCGACTGACCCGCGCCGTACGTTGCCTGAGTGTTGCCACCCGGCTGGTTCAGCTGCAGGCCGGACTCACCACCGACGTTTGCACCGTAGGTGTAGTCCAGGTAGAAGATCAGGCCCGAGGGGAGCGACATCGGCTGGATCGAGACGAGCTCGTTGGCAACGAGGCCACCGAAGACCCGGCGAACGATCGGGAAGGCGATGTTCGTGAAGCCCTGGATCTGTCCAGACGAAGCGACGTTTGCGCCGCCCGTGGACAGCGAGTTGCCGACTTCCTTCAGGACCTGTGCTGCCTGGTTCTCCAGGAGCTGGGCCATCGTCTCGCGCTTGTGGCCGTCGAGGCCGCGAAGCAAGCCAGTGCGGCTCCACTTCTCGACGAGGCGAGCCCGCTCGGCGCCGACGTGGCGCTCGCGGATACCCGCAGCCAGCTGTTCCATCGTGAAGAACTTCATTTGTGTTCTCTCCGTATCGTAAGTAGTTGGTTCAACCTGCGTTGTGATGCATCACCGCTTGGAGATGCCCGCGAGCTGCGCCCAGCGCTCCACGTCCGCGCCCTCGTTGAGGGTCTGGGTGGATGCCGGCCTGGTTGCCCGAGAAGCGGAGCCGAGGACCCTGCGATCCGCGCCTTCCTTCAGCGAGCCTGCCGGAGCCGAGAGGGTCCGGACCAGGGACTGGTACACCAGCTTTGCCTCACGCACTGTCTGCGCCTCGTCGAGCTGCTTGATGACCTGAGCCTTCTGCTTGGCGGTCAGTCCCTCAGCCTGGAGGAGCTTGTTCGTGAAGAGCAGCTTCGCGTTGAGCAGATTCGTCTCTGCCAACTTCTTGCGGATGTCTCCGTCGGCCTTCTCCGCGGGCCGTGCAGCCGCGCTATTCGAGCGGGCTTCCTGCAGCTTCTTGGCGGCGTCCGCCTTGATCTGCGTGAGCTTCTTGGTACGGGCCAGCGACTCGTTGTAGCGCTGTGCCACGACCGCGTACTCCTTCTTCACCTCGGCCAGGCGCTTGCCGTTGCGGGCAGCGCGTGCCTTCGCAGCTTCCTTCTTCAGGGCTGCGGCACGGGCCTTGGCACGCTCCTGCAGCTTCTGCTCGAAGCCCAGGCGCTTGACAGCCTCGCCGTGGCGGGCCGCCGGGTTGTTCTTGTCCTTCGACGGGACGGAAGTTGCCGAGCCACCGAAGTCATCGCGGGTCCGCTCATCGCCGATCTGGTCGAGAGCAGCTTCGCTCATCGCCATGTCCTTGGTCGACAGGCCTGCCGCGGTGCCCTGGTCCATCTGATCCTGCGACTCGTCGAGGTCGTCGTCGTCGCTCTCGTCCATCTGGTCCTGGGACTCATCCATCTCGTCCTGCGCCTCGTCGAGGTCCTCATCGGCCTCACCGAGCGGGCGGGCTGCCTTGGCCGGGCTCAGGTCCGTGATCTCCTGGTCCTGGGGATCACCCTCACCCTTGCCGCCACCGAAGTCGTCCAGGATGTTGGCGCCGCCGGGGCCATCACCCCATGCAGCAGGCTTGGTCTCCTCAGCGAGCCGCCCTGCGCGCATCTTGGCGATCTCGCGACGGAGCATCTTCTCATCGATTTCGACGATCGTGTCGTCGCTCAGCTCGCGGCTTTCCATCTGTGACTCCTCGTCTTGCACTTGACCACCCATGTCCAGGTCGCCCATGTCGCCGGCTTGGTCGCCACCCATCTGGTCGCCGCCCATGCCTTCCAGGCCCTCCTCATCTTCCTCACCGGTGATGAGGTCCACGCCGACGGCGTCGAGGTTGTCCTCGACTTCATCCGGCAAACCGGTCAGCTTCAGCGTGAGATCCGCCTCGTTGACCCGACCCTTCTGCGTCTTCTGCGACATCGTCGTTGACTCCTGGAGCTTGTTGAGTACCTTGAAGCTTGTCTCGAGCGTGGTCTCGTATGAGCTCTTCAACGCAGGGTCGGAAACCGATTCCTGCACGTAGTCATACATATCCTCCACACGAGAAATCATCAGAGCGATGTGCTCTCCGTAGGCTGAAGTGGCCTTGACGGCCTCCCCGGCATCACGGAACTGCTTCACGCTCTTGACTACCTCCCCCAACATGGTCTTGAAGTCCTTGGTGGGGATTGGCTTTGCGCTCTTCCGAGCTGCGCTGAGGACCGGCTTCAGAGAGTCCAATGACTCCAGGCTGATCTCATACTCAGCTTCCTCGGGGCGAGGCTGCGGCTTGCCGAACATCGGCGGCGGGACCGCGGGACCCGGGTTGACTGCGGGCATGCCCGTCTCTGCAGCGTGTCCGCTGCACAGTGCGTCCAGGTCGATCGTAATCTTGCCTTCGGCGTCCGGCGGCGTGATGCCGCTTGCGGGCATCACATCAACGGGACCAGCAGCGCTCATGCTGCCTGCCGGCACCGGAGTGGGTGCACCACCCGGCGGGCCACCTGACGGCTCGATGTCCGTCAGCAGTTCGCCTTCAGGTTCAGCACCACCCGGCTCAGCGGGTGCGCCACCGTCAGACGCCATGTCAGCCTCGGCCTCTTCGTCGACCTCTTGCAGGATGGCCCTGTCGATGAAGTCGCGGATGCGGGGCGTGACAGCCTCAGTCAGGGCGCGGAGAGCGTTCTCTTCAGCGACCTTTTTGATCTGCTTGACGTCCGCTAGCGCCTCTTCGAACAGCTGCTTGGGCATGTGTTCTCCGGATTCCTCGAGTTAAGTATCCGCCCTCAGTTCAAGGTGAGGACAGGACCTCACTCAGGAGCGCCAGAGCTGCCCTTGGTCTGCGGAGAGCCGAGCTTGTTGTTGCCGAAGATGGCCTTGCCGTTCTTGGACGGGTCAGCCAAGCCCTGGTCAGAGGGATCTTCGGTCGTTGCTTCGGCCTGGATCTGCGGGAGGGTACCCGTCGGATCGCCGGTCTTGTCAGTGCCCTGAGTGTGTCCAGGACCCGCGGTCGGGCTGGTGACGTCGGGGATGTAGCCGTTGGCCGGGTTGCCGGCAGTGTTGCCCTTGTTGCTCGGGTCGCTCCACTTGAT